TGGTCAGAAATGGCGAGGCAGTGCCAATGGATGAGGAGTGCCGCGAGGCGGCAAGTATGTCTGCCGCACAGGTGGCCGCCGCGGTGGCGGCCAGAGAGCGGCTGGAGAAGGGCGAACTGGAGGAACCCGATGAGGAAAGTGATTGAGCGTGGCGCATTCCTGCAACCTTTGAGTGTGCCGCGGGAGGATGTTCCAGTCCCAGAGCTGGGCGAAGGCTGCGTGATCCCTGTTTGGGGAATGACTGCAGGTGAGCGCACGCGATTTGAGCAGGGACTGCTGGATAAAAACGGCAAGCAGTCTGCAGCGAAAGTGCAGGAGGTGCGCGCTCGTTTGCTGGTGGCTTGCTGCCGCAATGACGACGGCACGCCATTGTTTACCATGGAAGACATTGCAGCAATCGGCCAGCAACGCGCAGACGTGATCGAGCGAATCGTGAACGTGGCGCAGCGGCTGAGCGGATTCAGTAACGCGGACATTGAGGCCACGGCAAAAAACTGAGGCGCGATCCAGCGCGGCTGCTGGCGTATCGACTGGCCGAAACAATGGGCTGGCTGGACGTTGACGCCATGCTGGATCAGATGACGCCGCAGCAGTGGGCAGAATGGCAAGCAAGGGACATTGTTGAGCCAATCGGACACAGAGGCACGCATGATATTTTGGCAATTCTTGGAGCCATTGTGGCGGGACTTGGAGGGGCGAAGGACGTCACTCCAGAATCACTGCTGCACTGGCGCAAGAAGCCAGAAGAGCAGGTGGCAAGTCATGAGGTGGCAGCAATGGCACTGCAGATGATCGGAGCGCGTCGAAATGGCTAGCCTTGGCACCCTGAGCGTCGATATTGGCGCCCGCACCAACAAATTCACGCAGGCATTGTCGGCAGCCCAGGCACGCGCAACGAGTTTTGGCAAGGCAGTCACGAGCAGCCTTCGAAGCCTTACGTCGATTGGCGGCGAAATGGGGCAAATGCTTGGCATTGCCAGCATTGGCGCCGCTGTCACTGGCATGGTTAAACTGGCTGCAGACACGGAAACGCTGGCAACTCAATTCCGCGTGCTTACTGGATCGGCTGACGAGGCTGCAGCAGTGATGGCGGAGATTCAAAAGTTTGCAGCCGAGACGCCGTTTGAGTCCACAGAGATTGCGCAGGCCGCTAAGCAGTTGCTTGCGTTTGGTAGCAGTACAGGCACTGTTGTTGCAGAATTGCAAATGCTGGGCGACATAGCCTCGGGAATGCAAATTCCGCTTGGTGATTTGGCTGAGATTTACGGAAAGGCCAGAGTGCAGGGAAGACTATTTGCGGAAGACATTAACCAATTGCAAGGCCGCGGAATTCCAGTTGTGCAGGCATTAGCCAGTGTCATGGGGGTTGGTGAAGATCAGATCCGCGGCATGGTTGAGGCTGGGCAAATCGGATTCCCGCAATTGCAGCAGGCGCTTGCCAGCATGGTTGCGGAGGGCGGTGACTTCAATGGCATGATGGCTCAAATGAGCCAGACGACAGCGGGAAGATTCAGCACGCTGGTTGATACTTTCAAACAACTGGCCACGCAAATCGGCACGCAACTGCTGCCGTATGTTAATGACATGATGACTGGCGTTTCCAATCTCATCACATACCTTGATGGCGTACCGGCGGCATTTGGGAACATCCTCGCAACTGCGTCAAACTGGTACACAACGACGCGCGGCTATTTTGAAGATATGGGCGTCGTTGTTGGCACTGTGGTTGCCAATATGGATTTGCTTTTTGAAGGACTGTTTACCGACATTCCAAACTACGCAAAAGCCGCCTTGCAATGGGTGGCGGACAATACGCAGGTGATGCTTTCCAACATCGCAACCGGCGCGCAAAACATGTGGGCAAAATTGCGACAGGGCAGCCAGCAGCTCGGCGAGGAAATCGCATTTGCTTTGGGTATGTCTGACGAAGTGCTGCAGATTCCAGACCCGGTAATGCAGCAGATGCAGGAATTCACTGGCTTTCAGGGGCCTGAGTTTTCCGCAGCTACGCAAAACCTTGCGGCAAGCATTGAGGAGCAACTTGCAGTCGCCCGTGAATTGCGACAGGCAGCGTCTGAGGCCGCGCAGGCTCCCGCTGCGGCAGGCGGCAATACACTTGAGGACCTTCTTACTCGTATTGGGGCACAGCCACCGGGCACTACTGCCGAGACGGCCGGGCAGGCCCAGCGGCGGACAGATTTCGCCCAAGCAGCTATGCGCGGCAGCACCGAAGCCTATTCCATCATTGCAAATGCAATGAGAGGCGAACAAAGCCCCGTCGTAAAGGCAACCAAAGAACAAACTAAAGTTCTGGAGCATGCCGTGAATGGCGTAACGAACGCTGTTAGATCAGGCCAGCAACTGCAGGTTGTAGAATCAATCAGGGAGTGACCAGTGGCAGTTGAGTATATTGGCGAGGCCCCTGGCGGGCGATCTGCTCAAAACACTAAAGGCGTGCGCACCTATATTCGCAAGTTTCGATTGCGAACCACAACGCAGGCAGACGGCCCGTTTGCCGTTGGCAGTAATGCAAGCTTGCCTGTGATAGGCAACACGCACCCCGAAGACGCAAACGCCTATTGTGTCAGCATTCAGGTTGAAAACACAGACCCTTGGGCTGGCTGGACCGTCACGGCGAATTACTCAACCGAACAGGAGCTAAACACTAACCCCACCAGCGATCCAGCCGTTATCACGTGGAGCACGGAGCAGTTTCAACGTGTTGCGGTTTTTGATAACGATGGGGACTTAATTCTTAACAGCGCTGGCGACCCGTTTGACCCGCCAGCGATGATGGACGACAGCCGCCGTGTGGTGACAGTCGAAAAGAATTTGGCCGTCGTGCCGACGTGGATTTTGGATTATCAGGACGCCGTGAATAGTGACGCATTCACTGTTGACGGTGTCAGCATCGGCATCGGCAAAGCCAAGATGCAAAACGTGTCTGTTGGTCCCGTTGAGCGGCGCAGCAGCACCACATTTCGCAGCGTCAATTTCACCATTCACCTGCAGCGTGACGGCTGGGCACTGCAGCCGCTTGATGCCGGCTTTCGCGAGTTTGTCACGACGGATTCGGTCCCGGAGCCGGAGTTAAAAAATATCCTCAATCGCGGCGACCAGCAGCCCGTGGCGGCGCCAGTGCCACTTGACGGCAACGGAAAGGCTCTTGACAATCCGAGTCCAACGAACTGTGTGTTCCTGACGTACAACGTCTACAAGACCCGCACCTTTTCAACCCTTCCGCTGACATGAGGCCAAAATGTCTGGCACGATATTCGGTCAGCAAGCAACGAAGCAAATCATCGAGACGGTGCGGCGTGTCGCTCGGCAGGTGCGAAACGAGACGCCGCAGCGTGGCCGCTACATGGCCGAGCGTGACCGCAGGCACTGGGCGGTTCTGCAGGAGGATCTTGTGGCTGCGGTTGATTTCTTCACCAACCCGTCAGTGGCCACGGCGCGGCTGTTGAGGCGTGATGGCAGCGGCGATTACGTGTTTACCAATACGCTTGTAACCGTTGTGAATCGCTTCATGAACATCAGCCTCGATGAAGATACTATCATCGGCATTGAATGGCAGAATGGCGAGTGGACGCCGTATAAGGCCGATTGTGCGCCGGGCAGTCAGAGCATCCCGGATTTGGCATCCGCCAGCGCAGACCCTGGCAATCCCGGGCCGGGCGAAAGCGGCAGCATCACACCCGGCGAAGGCTCAATCTGAGGTGGCATCATGTTTTTGTGGTGCGGATGTCATTGCGGGCCAGACTCAGCGAGCGAGCCACCGAGCGTAATCGGCAGTAGTGTAATCGGCAGCATCCGCAGTTACAGCAGCGGCGACCCGGCGAGGCCAGACCCACCAGACCCGCCGATGCCAGTGCTGGGCTGTCAGTCATGTCAATTCGGGGCGGCTCCTGCAGCCTATGACATGACGTGGAATTACACTGGAGCCGTAGGAAATCAGCACAGGCCCTGCTGCAATGTCTACACATCGCAGCCAACGTATCGGCTTTATTTTCGTGCGTCTGCGCCGGGCTCTACGCAGTGCGTTTGGGCATCCAGCGAAAGTATTCCATATGCTGCAAAGCAGGGGCTGGGCGGCTGCTTCTTCCCGTCGTCTACTGGCGGTCGAGTGGTGCTGGCAGTGCCGCAAACCGACCTGTACGGCGTGCTGCGGATGCGAATACGCATATCATATGCCTGGGATTACAATCCCAACTTTCCGCTGGGTGACGTCAATCAAACAGCGAAGCCGTCTGATGTGTTCTATTCGCGGATCAATGACAACGGCACATTCTGGAAGCCGCTTGATGGTGCAGTGCCGTGCTTAACAACATTGACATTTAAACGGGAGAATCCGCAGAAAATCTGGAATGGCACACAGATCGGATTTTTCGGCGCAGTGAATGGAGCGCCATGCCAACAGGCTCTGTTCTCTGGGTTCGACATGGGCTTGCCGGATTTACTGACAATCACGCCGGTGAGGACATGACCGCAAAGCGCTGCATATATCGTGGTGAGATTGTCGGCAGTGAGTGCCGGTGCAACAACTACCGCGACATGATGCACCCGCCGATGCTGCCCCTGACGTTTTGCGATGGCTGTTTATTTCGCCGTGAGCCCGACTTCTTCGCGCAAACTGAGTTGCTGCAACTCGCCCGCCAACATCGCGGCGAATACACACCACAGCCCCGAGCCTGCGGTGGCTGCGGCACGTTTACCGTGCGGTCTGAGGCTATGCAGTTCGTGTGGCCTTATTGGCATGGCGGAGCCTGCGGCGACGAACTGAGATTCTCCATCCGCAGTGTCGAAACCAACTACCGCGGACAGTCGAAAATCACAATCGTCGGCGACCGCCCAGAGTGGTTCCGTGGCCACGTAATTCCCTGCCCGCGGATCAGCGCGGACAACGCCAACCGCCCCTATCGTGACATGCTGAACAAAATGTGGGTGATGGCCACGCATCCTGAGATCGACACCGATTTCGTGTGGATGATGGATGATGTGTACCTGCTGAAGCCCGTGACATGGGACGACCTCGACGTGCCACGTGCATGGCGCTGGCATCCATCAAAAGGCAACAGTTGGCAACGCCGCAAAACAAACACGATGGCAGCACTGCAGGCCCGCGGGAAGACACAATACGATTATGCAACCCACCTGCCGCACACGGTGGAGCGTGCTAAGCTCCGGGATCTGTTCGATATCTACAAACTGCGCGAAAATACGATGCTGTGGGAGGTGCTATATGGCAACGAATATCGCAGCAGACCTTGGGGCACACGGCCGTTTTTCGCGCGGCTCACATCAGCCCGCAGCGTGCAAGAGGTTGAGCGAGCGGCAGGTGGCGCGAGCATAATCAACCACTACGCGGAATGCTGGACACCGGCGATGAGGCAGTTCCTCGCGGATCGACTGCCGACGCCTGCGAGTGGAGAGACGGCCGACAGCGGCTATCAGCCGCAGTTCAGGAAGAAAGCAAGGACGACGCGAAAGCC